ATGAAGTATCACGAAATGACTAAAAACTATATTTTTCGTGAATTTGAATGTGGTTTAACCGTCGAAGAAGCTGCCAAACTTTGTTTAAAAACTGTGAGAACGATCAAGGAATGGGATAAAGGGAAATCCATACCGCCAGAGTGTAAACGCTTAATGAGGATGAATAAGGGTAGGGAATTGAGCTCTTGTGAAGATTGGGAAAACTTCGTAATGCGGCATGATAGGCTAGAACTTCCAACAGGACAATTGGTTACTGCACAACAGGTCTTGATTGGTGTTGCGTTGCTTGAATTGGGAGCTTCAAATGATATTAAGGTAGCTCACAAAATCTTGAAGTATGCGCGCACATTAAAGAAAATAATATGATGAGAAGGCTCCGTAAGGAGCCTTTTCGTTAGCTATAAAAGTACAAAGATGTCAAATAAGTACTTAATTCTATGTCTCTTTTTATCCGCCAAAACGAGACTGTTCAATCACAATGTGATTTGGATACAAATGATTATAGTAATCTATAACCCATAACTGTTTGCTTCGGATAGATGGAATCGAGCTTAGTACTTTTGGTATGCTTTTTTCAATAGCACTCCAGTTATCTTCAGGGTTGCCTGCATTTAAGTACTTGATAAAATACATGTTATCGTTCTCAACACTCAAGAGATCTGATGGAACCTGAGAATTATTAGGATAAATTAAATCTATAAGTTCCTGACTAACAAGAATCCGAGGAGTTGATGCTATTTTTGACTCCAGATGATAAGCGTCAATTAGCGCATGGCTGAACAAAAAATCTTCAGATGAATAATGCTTACCATAAGAAATACCGCCTCGACATAGAACACCTGAGCTAAGTAAATCAAATTGATAGTCGGCGACTACCTTAACAAACTCAACAAAACCACCTTTTGAATAAGGTATTGCAAGTACAACAGAATCAGAAAATTGAGTTATTTGTAAACCTTCTATCTGGTTCTTTAATTCTTTTGTTTTTGTATGAATATCATATAGAGCATTAATATATTTCTGCTGATCATGTGAATTCTCGCAGTCATGCTTTACCATAGCTGTGAAACCTAAAAGATCAACGAAAGCAACAATATATGGCTGTAGTAAAATATCCATTAATTTAGATACTCCAAGCGGCTAGCTATTTCTTGGATTCTCTTTCTATAATCGGTCATTCTTTCTTCAGCACCAGTCCAGACTTGTCCAGACCACACTTTACCGTTAGGGTCCATAGCGGCAGTATCTTGCTGAGAAATATTAAACATGGCTTTGCCATGCTCTTGCATTAACGGAGCTAAGCCTTCGAAATCGCGAATTTTTGTTGCTACGATTTCGTCACCACTCAAACCACAAGTGAGGTCATAACCCTCATAATTGAAGTTATTTAAGACTGGAAGTAAATCTGATTGAACTTTTAGCGGAATTCGCTCCATCCACATTCTGTATGTCGGTTTTGGCTTGCCTCCTCGAATTTTGAAGTTTTGCAGAACAACACCAAGCAATTTAGGCAAACCATGCTTGATAGGAAGGTCCAATTTCTCAAACTCCGGAACAATTTGGCGATGATCCGCAATCCACTTACTAATTATGGTTGCCAAGGTTCCGATGGCCTGAACATTGAAGCGATCTGGAGCTGTCGGGATAAAATAACCGTCACATGCAAGAAAACAAGCTCTTGTTAGAGCACCTGAACTTGGTCCAACATCAATCAAGATATAGTCAATATTATTTGTTTCACCATATCGTGTTAAAAAATCTGCGATTGCAACATATGTGCGTTTCTCATGTGTTTTATTCGAAAACCTTTGGATATGAGCTTCTGCCAGCGAGTCTTCAATTGAACTAAGATCAACATCACCTTTTAATAGCTCTAAGTGATCTTTTATTTTGATTGTATCGACTTTTGATAAATCAATTTCAGGGACATTACCGTCTATTCTTGGTTTTAATAAATCTAATAAACTCGTACCTTCAATTGTTTGCTCTTTTCCTGACCATTTTTCTTGAGTATCAAGTTGATCAATTAACGGAGCCAACATGATTTCTGTCAAATTACATTGTGGATCTGCATCTATTACTAATACATTCTTGCCGATATCAGCAAGATAGTGCGCTACGTTGAATGTAGTGGTTGTTTTTGATACACCACCTTTGTGATTATAGAATGTGACAACCTTAGTCATATCTTTTCCTTGTAATAGTTATAAATATATTGCTTTGTTTTATAGAAAGCTTTTCGTACATTGCGCGAAATTTCTTTCTTAGGTCAATAGGTAAAGTTAACTATATCAATAATATAATGCAACTGCATAATCGTTAAGTTGCCTAATAAAATCTAATATGACCGCCATCAAACTGTGGGGAGATGGTGGAATTTACCCCCGTAATACAGATACGGGGGTTTGGCCTTTACCTCCCGCGCTCGCTGCTTAGTCTGCGCGACTCTCGCGGTCGGAACAGGCCAATGACGTTAAACAACTTCTAATGATTCAGGCCAGATGAAGTAGGGACCGAAACGTTTACTATATTTGAACTCACCACCAGAGGATTTACCCGCATCCGTCAATGAATGTTTTCCATCATCAAACGATAGATAGCCTTTGGTTACACATAGCTTAAGGAAGTCATCGGTTTTAAGCTTGTGCTTCTTAGCCAACTTGGACGAAGTAATCTTGCTTTCGTCTTGTTCAGGCTCTGATTCTTCGCCGTTCGTAGTCTCAACAACGGCAGCTTGAACTTTCTCGAGTGAGATTCGAACCTCGTCACTAATACGAATAATGCGTTGAGCTTCTTCGTATGAGTCTTTGTAAATCTCTGCATCTTCGTCACGGTCAATGAAGATACCCATTTCATTATTGTTAACCTGACTAAACTCATACAGGTTTAAGCTCGTGATAATACATGAGCTTTCATTCATGTAGCACTTGGCGTGGAGGTTCTTACAGAAACTTGTACGCACGAAAGATAAGCCCCTGAGCCAATTGATTTCATCAGGTTGAAGCTCGCTTTTGCCATAGACGATTCTGATATCAATCTTTAAACGATCTTTGTCTTCTAGCAGTTCTTTGATGCGGTCGTTTAACTTTAGAAAAGGGCTGATTAGGATCAGTCTCTCTGAAGCATTTTTAATGAGTTCTTCGAGGTAGTAGTTTGTAGCACTTGTATTTAAAAACTTAGCCATTTCATATCCTTGACATATAAAACCTAGCGCACAAGAAGCTACGGCTAATTGGAATGGAGATCAAGGACTACAACTAAGAAACGAAGCCTAACGCAAAGTTCGATGGGGTGCATTAGCAAACGGACCTCTCTCATTGTTAGGCTCTGGAAGACCGAGTTATGAAAGCAAGTTCCCGATATAATCACGAAGTGGTTCAAAAACAAAAACTGTGATAGCTGAAACTACGAGGGCGATGCAAACTTTTTTCACTCGAGATAACTTAGTTGTTCTTTTATTACTCTTATTTTGCTCATCATCATCACCGCTATCTTCATCTTTTCCTTGAAAAAGGCCTTGCCCTGAATTACCGCTGGCATGATGGTTTTCTATCTCTGCATTAACGTTTTCACCTAATGATAGGCCATGTCCATTATTGTCATTCGTTTGCACATTTTTGAGGTTAACCTCTCCACCCCCTATGTGTATTCCTCCCATTCCATTTCCATTGAAAGAACCTCCAATTATGTTAATTCCAGCCTTCTTTTTTTTGCTCATAGCGATATAACTCCAGTTGACGAATTTTAAAAACTCATAGGAGCTAGATAATCTCGAGTTCGGAGATAAATGACAATCGCAATAAAGTGTGAAAATAGAGTTAAAGATTTCTATCCAAAATAAACATTGTAGTTAGATGCAGTAGCAAAACGCACCTCTCTCGTTGTTAGGCTCTGGAAGGTTGGCTTGGCAGGAAGTGGGGAGTGGTCAGCAATTTAGGAAGGGAAGGCTAACCGCGCCGATTAAATATTCATGCAAAATTTGGTTTCCGTGGGCGGCTTGGTGCTTCGCTTGCACTTCGTGCTTTGCTTATCCCTGCGGGGCAGCGTCACCAGTGACAGGTGTTATTTAGTGCATTGATACCATGCGACCCGTGTTTATATTCTTGAGTACGCCAATTGTTAGGCTTTCATCTTCACACATGGCCGATGCAGCTTGTTTTACATCGGACTCTTTATCAGAAGGCACCCAAATCGTTATCTTCTTAAAACCGTTTTGCTTCATGCGTTGTTCGTACCTTTTGTTTCGATTCATACGTTAGCCCTCATTTAAGTTGAAAATATCAACACCACTTTGAACACCCGTTAGCTGTATTTCTTTGTCCGGTTCGTTCGCGTCGTAGTTAACGCTTGGTGGACAAGTTAGCAGTGCGTTGATGGTGTCGGATTTCGCCATCACTAAGCATTCATCAATTAACTCAAACTCATATCCAAACTTAGCTAACGTCTGTGAACGCAAGTAATAGGTATCTCTACCTCTATCAATGCGAAACAGATAATCATGCGTGTTAGCTACTGTGTTTATGCCCGTGAGATAGAAAGACTTCGCATCGTTGTACATTGGAAGTGCTTCAAAGAATGGATTTACACCATGAGGAATAGTCGTATGACTAGCTTGAGTATGAGCATTGCTAGTATCCACCCCAGAAGCGTTCGACCGAGCCAAACCAGTATCGGCTTGAGGTATTGATAGAGTAGGCGAAGTAGGTAAAGAGGACGCTGAAGCAGTTTCAACTTGCGCAGGAACTGTTTGAGCCGAATCCACATCACTATTAGATAATACATACAAATCCCAGAAAAATTTTAGAATGGCCAACACACCAATGAGCATGGCCAGAAGGAACTTTGGCGACTTTAAGATTGAGATATCTGACTTAGTTTCATTGAATCCGCCCGTACCTGTGGATTGATACAGGGCAAACACATCCACCGGAATCTTCTTACTGCTGCAGCTGGCGTAGTCTGCTTTGGTCGTCGGGTCGGTCTTAGTTGCTTTAGGACGATGGTTATAGATACGCGGCTTACGCTTACGAAAGAAGGTATCCGTAGAGCGATGTGAATAGGCTTCACCCGCACAACCTTTTAGCCATGTTGGGATAGCGCTGTAATCCGGCGTCAACATGATCACATCCCATTGGTATTTACGGTGACGCATGAAAGCGCCATAGAAATCGAATGGGTAGAGCAGACGGTTGTTCTCGTCCAGCTGCGTACGCTCACAATCGTCTAAGTCACTCTCATCGAGCGAATCTGGGTCAATGGGTAGCCAACGAGAATGGAACAACTCACCAAAGCCCTTTGGTAAGATGTCTTCGAACTCTGAGAACGGACGAGCTAAGAACTTCTCACGTTTAAAACCTGCTTCTGGACAGTACAAGTCCTGGCACTCATCGATAACAACCAATGCACCCGTTGGCATCCAGTTAAACCAGTTCTGCCAAAGGTGAACACCTTCACTTGATCGCGTAAAGATCCTTATAAGCTTGGCACTGGCCGGAAAGGTTTCCCCAAGAATTTTCTCGATAGATTCTTTAGGGCGTAAGCCTTCAATATTGGTGACAACCAAGCGTCCTTCACGAAGTGCAGGGAGAATTTCAAACCAAGTCGCATAAGCAGACTTGTAAGAACCATTAGAGCCGTGACGAAAGATAACAGCCATAATCACCACCCCATAATGCGAAGAACAAAGGCGGTAGCCAATCCATCGATAACGATTCGAATGGCATCGACGACACCGAGTTGATAGGCCGCGTGTCTAAGGTCTGGCGCTAGGTTGTTAAACGCCGCGTTAAGAACCGTATAAACTTCGTAATCCGTCAGTATCATTGAAGCGATTTCGTAGGCCATCTCAACCATAGAGATTTTGATGGAGAGATAAAGTTTGATACCCCAGTACCAAGCATAGGTAAAGACTTCCAATATTAAGTCGGGAATAGACATGAAGAAGTCAGAGATAGAGCCAAACACATTTGCGATGTATTGAAAGGCTTCGTAGATGAAATCCATGTTAACTTCCTTTGCGTCCTGACGATAAGATGATGAAAGCGGCCATCAACATAGCGGCAAAGATGATCACGTTGCGAATGGTGCTTGTGTTCGTGCCAAGTGTGTTGAATAGGTTAAAGCGCACATCCACATTCCAAGATGCGCGTGAAAGCGTGAAGGCTTCACCGGAATAGTTGCCGTCGTTGAAGCTCATTTGGCCGAGATTAATAGGGGACTTGGACTGCATGTCCTTGAGATTCGTTTTGAGTTTATCGATGTCATCAATCAAGCCATCGACCGCATCACCAATTGCCGTACCATGTGACCAGCCATCGCCAGTTGGTGGAGCATGGAATTGACCACCATCATTGAGTCCATTTATCGCATCTTCAATGCCATCCAATGATTGCCCAAGTTGATTACCGAGTTGTTCCGTGGTGCCTTGAAGTTCGCCAAGTTTGCTCACCACGTCTGAGTTATCCCCACCAGTGGAGCCAGAGCCATCAGCACTTCCAATGGCTTCTTCAATTCGACTTAGAATGGTATCTAGAGAAGCAGTTTGATCTTCAATGGCTGTCTTAACCGCATCCACGGATTTAGTCGTCGCTTGAACGGCTTTCTTTGTGTTGGTAACTTCTTTCTTAATGTTATTGGTGTTGGTTTTGATGCTGCGAGTATCACTACGAACACCATCACGGAAAATACGAGTGCTCTGGGAGCTGCTTGCTATTCGTTGTTCGATGTTTTCTAAGACTGGCGTGACTTGGTATTTAATCGCGCCAGTATTGTCAGCCACTGAATCAAGTTGTTTACGCATTGCGTCCAAGAACCAATAGGTTCCCGATGTGTGCTTTTCAATTTCAGAGGTACTGGCAATCAAAGGCGAAAGGTCTACATTGCTGCTAGAGCCAGTGGATGTCTTACGGTCAATCGAGTTCATGGTATCGAGTAAGTCTTTAAGCGTAGAGTTGGTTTCATAGAACTCATGCGTAATGCCACGAACGCCCGTCTTGATTTCGTTTCGATAGTTGTTCGTGCTGACTTGCTCAGTGCTCAAGTGGGAATAGATATCCGTCAACCTGTTCGTCACCGAGGCATTCATTTCGATGATTTCATTCGTATTGCGGTTTAAGAGGTTGTTAGAAATCACCTGTTTTTCTTGGATGGAACGCAGGTGGTTGATGGGACTATTGCTATCTGGGTAAGCGGCACCAGAGTTACCGCCATTGCCACCGCCACCATGGTCGAGGTCATCACCACCATCGGTATTACCATCAGACCCGTCATCGGTATCGGTTCCAGTGTCACCACCAGAACCATTATCTGAACCACCGTCAGAGTTACCATCATCAGGCTCCGACCAAGGAGAATCACCGGTATACTCACCAACACCAGAACAAGATGCCCCTGTGTATTTAAAGTCACCTTGCCAGAAGATAGAACCATCAACTTGAATGGTTACCCCTGTACGGCGAAGTTCACAACCCGATGAGCCAGAGCCACGACAATAACCAGTGGGAGCATCACCCCAAACCGTACCATCCCAACGCATACCTCTAGGGCTAGAGTCTTGAGCCAAGATTTCACAAGTGGTGCGGCATTGGCCTTGATACATTTGCTCACCGTCAGGGCATTCATCAGCAAAGGCCAGTGGTGAAAGAAGTAATAAGAAGGGAGCTACAAAACGCATGGAATCACCTTATTACTGAGAAGAAAAAAGGGAGCTTGAAGCTCCCCTTAACCAGATATAACGCCTGTATAGACCCCGTATAAAAAGGATAGAGATATTAACGAGGCCAAAGCGATAGAGAGGATCATTATTTACGTAGCCACGCAACAACCATCCCCAAGCCGAAGCCAAGAGCCGCGATACCGATAACGCCAGAAGTGGTCAAAGACACCATCTGTTTACCGCCATCGATAGCACCGTTAATCGCTTCAACGTTAGCGTTACCTTCTGCAAAAGCCGGAACAGAAAGCGACATTGCCACACCCGCTTGTGTGTACTTGTTAGTGAAGAAGCTCTGTACTTGATTCATGTATTTCATGCTGTTTTTCCTATTATTTTCCAAAGTATTTAAGTACGCGGCCTAAGACATGACCGCCGATGAAAGTGACAAGAGACTGGCCTAAAACGTATTCGTACAGTTCCTTGTCAAATTCGAGTAATGACCAATCAAATTGACCATCAACTAACTGCGTAACTTGTTCTTTTGACATCAAAATGAGCTCACAACTGCCATTCGTTGCTTGCTGCAAAACACCATCAATAACCGTTACGCAAATAGACATAGATTTTCTTAGTTCGCCTTCATTGAAGCTTCGAAGTGCTTCTTAATTTCTGGGTCGACAGGGATAAGCGCTGTCACGATGGCACCCGCCAATGGATCTTCTGGGTTGATTTCAAGTTGCAATTGGTACTCACGGCGAGGAACCAAAGCACCGGTGCGCTCAAGGAGCAGGGCGTAACTGTGTTCAATCATCAAAGGTTGATCCCATTGCGGGTTTACGTCACCAGATTCGCCGATGGTGCGACGCTTGAATTTCTCCGAGTTTATTTCACGTAGTGGACGTGAGATGTTCAGTTGAGCACTGTCACCACGTGCCGAGTTCCAAGTGATGTCCATGCCTAGGACAAAAACAGATTTAGCCATTTGTTAAGTCTCCAATATGTGAGTCACCAACTTGCCGTAGGTATCGGGGAAGGTGAATTTGGTTCCATCACGGACGAGTGAGCCGACAACGGTTTCAATGTCGCCCTCATGGAATTCGATTAAAGAGTTCAGGATTTTCCCGTACTGGCGACGCATCCAGTGAGCCGAGGCCAACAGGTCTAACGCCGGGCGCATTCACCTACGAAAACCAAAGCGCCACCGAAATGCACCTAGGGCGCAGCTTTGGCCGTCCCGCACCATTTGGTTGGGCCGTTGAAGTCTTTGCCGAAGCGCGCCACTTTCACGCTGCGCACTACAACACCCGAGGCGGTGAAGTAGAAAAGCGCGACCCAACGGCAAAAGCCACGTTCTTTATGATGGGTGGCGATAAAGCCAAGACGCTGCATTTCAGCGTATTTAGCGCACCAATGGAAACCGAAAAGGTACTGGAAGTAGTAGACGGTAAAGGCGTATTGCTTGACCTGTCGTACTCGGTCTATCTGAAAATGCACGACGACACGGTTTATCACCGCTTTGGTGTGGTTGAACTCGATGCAAACGGCGACTTTGTGGATTACGTGGCAACAAGCATGACCGCGCAACCGAAAGCACCGGATTTTGTTCACAGCTGGATTCACGGCGTGAAACTTAAGCCAGGGGGCATTTACGCCTTTTTCGTTGAGTCTGACATGAACAACGGCAGAAAGAGCACCGCGTTTACAGGCGCAGGCGTATTCCTAAACCCAAGCCAAGCGAATGTCGTCCCAGACCTAACACCGAGCCCAGTAGCAAAAGACACGATGCGCTGTGTTGATTCGTTAGGGCGCTTGACGAAAGCAGAGCTAACAGGGGGCGTGAGTGTCGATGTGGGGCGCTATTCAATGCCGTTTGGCATGGAGAAGCACCTGATTTTCTGTAACTGCCAAATCACAGGAACGACAACCGAGGCGCCTTACAGTGCATCGACCATTACCAAAGTGAATCACAACACGGTACAGGTGCAAGGTGATACGGCGGGCGGTCAATCACACGCGCATTTGATGGCGTACTACTCGAAAACGCCCGTGCATTTGAATTACTTCAACTCAGCCAACTATCAAGCGGTGTAGTTATGCCGCTACTTATCTTTGTCATCATACTCTTAGGGATTGGAGCGTTTACCATGACGACATCAACCACATCAAGCGTTCGCGGGGTTCGCATTCATAACCCGCTTAACATTCGCATTGCCTCTAATGCGTGGAAAGGCAAGGTGACACCGTCACGCGATAAAGCCTTTGAAACCTTTAAAGCGCCCGAATGGGGCTTTCGTGCAGGGGCGATTTTGCTGCGTAACTACCAGCAACGCCACGAACTGCACACACTAACCGAAATCATTCACCGCTTTGCGCCACCAAACGAAAACCACACCGCCAACTACGCACGCTTTGTTGCGGGGCGCGTGGGCGTCGGTATGGATGAGCGCATCGATTTGGTGAACAACAAACCGCTGTTGGTCGAAGTGCTTCACGCCATGAGCATTATGGAAGTGGGTCGCCACTACAGCAAACACACGGTGCTGAAAGGCGTTAATCTGGTTTAGGAGAAACACAACATGTTTGAACGTTCTACATTAAAAGGCTTGGCGCTACTGGGTTCCGTCGTCGCGGCGGTCACTGGCTACGGTCATTTATTCAGTGTCGAAGTCACCGAAACAGGCGTCAACCTTGGCGGCGCTGTCGGCTTGGCCATTCCCGCCGTGATTGGTGTGTACGAAGCACTGCCGGACAGCTGGAAACCGAGCAAAAGTGTAGGGGGCTTGGATGGAAACCGCTCTAGTTAA